TTTTTTTTTATTTTTTTATGCAGATTCCAATTCGGAAAGTTGAACTTCTTTTTCCGATCCATCTTTAAAAGAAACGAAGGCGGTATCTTCGAAGACTTCTTCGATGATAACAAGTTCGTTTTGATAGATTGCGAATTGCGTGTGGTTGTTTGCTTTCATGTCCAGAGTGTAGCATGGCGGGGACTATTTCGCAAGAACTTTCTAGATAAAAAATCATTTTCTTTTCTTTGTTTAGTAGAGAAAAAACTTGACAGACCCCCCCCTATTTCTGAAAAAAGCGTCGATAGTGCATCACAGAAAGCAGTGGGGGGATACTATTCTCACTCTCCCCTACTCAAATCTCCATTTGCATCTAAGCGCCAACGCCGACGCACTCAGCTCCGCACCACACACCCCCCCCATTTACGCTAAATCGCGGCACATTTCTTAAAATAACCTAAAAAACCAACCCAAAAAAATCCACGCCCCCTTTTTCAAAAAACAAAATAGCATAAAAAGGTGTAATATCTTACGATGCCAGTATTACGCTACGAAAATGTACCAGTCTCTATGCCTCGACTTGATGTTGTAGGCAAACGCTACATCGCACCTGCAAGCAGCGTCTCGATAGCTCACAGCGCGAAATTAAACAGTCAAAGAACTCTTGCCCCAAATACTTTTCCAGAAATGAGAGTCGCTGGCAATACAGACACCAAGATTACCTTATCGTTCCCACTGTGTAATAAGTTCGGCGGCGACGATGTTTCTCTTGATTCATACAATTTCGGATCTGGCATTTTCGCGAATCTTACAGGCACAGGCAATACAGATCTTACAATCGGGGGGAGAACGTTTAGTGGATGTTATCTCGACAGTTTGTCTATAGAAATCGCGCCGTTTCAAGCCGCGACAATGTCAACATCCTTTACTTGCACCGATGCACCCACAGGTTTGGCAATGATTTCGGGGCTAGCTACAGGAGAAACTGGTATGACAAACAAATTCGCGTACGGTCATTTTGCAGTACTTTCGGGGGCAGATAATTATTCAGATGACATTCACTCCAGCATTTCCTTCTCTCTTGATTTAAAAAGAACCTATTCTTATGGTATCTCAAAGCGCAACGCCAACATCGTCTTTTTGGACGAAGCAACAAAGCAGCTACAAATCAAAGCAACAAACATAAAAACATTCATTAATGAGTCTGGAGCAAGTTCTTCTTTTTCTGTTGATTTAAAAAACGAATCTGGCGAATACGTTTTGCCTTCAGGAACATTGTCCGTTTCTTCTCGCGGAAGACTGACTGCCCAAAACCTCACAGTGTCACCACCAAATATTTTGATGGCAGATGTGACTATTGACGAAGCATTGGTATAAATAGGTGTAAACTATACAAATGCCTAAAAAAAGATTTAGTCAGTCGGACTCGGTTGAAATTCGCTTGAATCAATCCAGTAAAATAAAAATAAAGAAAAAGAACTTCAGACTAACCGCAAAACAAGTGCAGTTACTGGGGATGATACTCGACCCCGAAAACAAAATCATCTTTATATCTGGAGCGGCGGGAACTTCCAAGACGTACATGGCACTTTACGGTGCAATCGAAATGATGTCTGAAGACGTTGATAAACAACTGATTTACATTCGCAGCATCATTGAAAGCGCTGATAAGGGACTTGGTAGTTTGCCTGGAGATATCGCAGAAAAGTTCGACCCGTTCTTGATGCCACTCTATGATAAGTTGGAGGAAATCGTTGCACCACAAGATGTGGCGCATCTTAAAACAGTAGGAAGAATCAGTGCTGTGCCAATCAACTTTTTACGTGGCGCGAGTTGGACTAACAAGATTATCGTCGCAGACGAGTCGCAAAACTTTTCAGCCAAAGAACTTATTACTCTGATTACAAGAATTGGAGAAGGCTCGAAGATTATCATCTGTGGCGATCCAATGCAGAGCGATATAGGAAGAGCCAAGTCAGGCTTCATACCAATGCTCAACGCTTTCAATGATCAAGAAAGTAAACAACAAGGAATTCAAACATTCATGTTCAGCAAAGAAGATATTGTTCGCAGCGAAATCTTGAAATTCATTGTCAAAAAGCTAGAAGAAGTTGATTTTCATGTGTAAATAGATACAGCAGGGTTACACACAACGCTCGCAGCGAAATGCATAAAAAAAGGTGTATTCCCTGTCTCTTCGTGCCTATTTTTTTATTGAAAATACAGTAAAAAAACTCATTATTAATTATGAGCGTTATTTATTGTTCTGGGTGTGGAAAGAAACACGATTATAATTTTGCGAAACCGAATTTCTGTTCCACTTGTGGTGGTGCATTCGGAATGGCTAAACTAAAAAAAGTTAGTCAAGCAAAAGAAGATGAAGATATAGAAGATGACGAAGAAGGCGAAGATTACTTTGAAGATGACGGCGAGTCTTTTTCTAATGTCAACAGCGTTCCCAAAATCAGGAAGATTCAAGTCGATATTGAAACAGCCGCGCAATACAATACTTTTGATCTAGGATCTATTATTGGTAGCGAATCAAATCAAACTTCAAGAGGTTCCTCGCCTAGAAGAAATCGTTCAACTTCTCTCGAAGATTTTAAACAGAATAAAAAATAAGTGGAAGAGCCGAAGAAAAAGACATACGAGGAGTGCTATCATATTATAGACACTGTTGTTTCTAAATATCAAGGCAAGTGGAGGCTCAAAGCCATCAACTGGTTTGACTTTGAGGATGTAGCGCAAATTGTTAAAATTCATATTTTTAAAAAATGGCACTTGTGGGATCAAGAGCGACCATTAGAACCTTGGGTTTCTAGGATAGCTTCTCACCAAATTAAAAACATAGTACGCAATAATTATACGAACTATGTTAAACCATGTATGTCTTGCCCACATAATCTTGGAGATAACTTATGCTTACTTACTCAATCGGGGCAACAAAACTCTTCGTGTTCACTGTATGCAAAGTGGGCAAAGTCGAAACGTCAAGGATATGGTGTAAAGATGCCACTAGCGATGGAGAACCATCAGCAAGAGATTGATTTATTTACTGATTCTGGTGTTAATTTTGATGCATCAATCGAAAAATTGAATGCAATACTTAAAAAAGAACTCTCTAGTGAACATTATCAAGTTTATATGATGTTATTTTTTCAAGATTCTTCAGAAGACGATGTCGCCAAATACATGGGATACAAAACTTCAGAAAAAAATCGCACCGCTGGCTACAAACAGATTAAAAATCTCAAAAAAATGCTAAAAGAAAAAGTGCAAAACATCATTGTTAAAAACGATATCATATTATGAGCTTAACTGAAGAACAGAAACAGAAAGTCCAAGATGCTTTCGCTAAGAATCCTGATTTGAATGAAATTGTCAAACATGTGTTTGATAATCCACAACTTGATGGTCGTTCGAAAGAAGGAAGAGAAGTTAGATCATACATGGTGACATCAGGTATGAAGTTCAATACTGCTCGCCGCGAAAAAAAAGAAGGAATTGTCTTCACATCCCAACAAAAGGAATTTATTATCGACCAAGCAAACGCTGGTCTATCCTCACTAGCTGTTGCTGAACTGTTATTTCCCAAACAAGAAATCAAACCACTGTCTATGGAACAGAGGGCAGTTTTTGCCCTCATGCGCGAAATAAATCCAGACTACAATCCATCTCAAGACACAGATTCTGTGCTGTCAAGCTACGTAGCTCCCAAAGCTGCGGGTAGGGTAGTAAAAAAAATCAACGATGCTACTGGAAGTGTTTTTGAGGAAGAGAAGATTAATCGCCAGCACAGGATTTGCGTGGATAAGTTAACCGTAAACCTTAATAACTCACGTTTCGTAAAAATTATGAATAATTATACGGTAAAGGACGATAGGGATTTGTTCGAACATGAGTTTATACGTCTAACTTGGGATAAACCAGATTTAACATCCGATGAAATCAACCTTTATATGAACGTATGTAAAGAAATCATCAATCTTGAAGTGATTAGTAAGCATCTGAACAAACTTAACGATATGTTCGATATTGCTAATGATCAGGAGGAAATGAGTGTGAGACTCGCGGAGATTATCAAAGCTAAAAGTTCCGAATACCATCAGTGCGAAACACGAATTGAAAATTTAACTAAAAAACTTCAAGGCGACAGATCTTCCAGGATGCAGAATAAGCAAAAAGAAAATGCTTCTATTTTGGCTCTAGTTCAATTCTTCCAAGACGAAGAGGAACGTAATAATATGGTCAAAATTGCAGAAATGCAAAAACAATTAGTCTCAGAAGAAGCTAATAGATTAGAGGGAATGGAGGAGTGGAAAGCCCGTATACTCGGCATATCTAAAGACCATGTCATTTAATTGTAAAGAATGCAATGAGTCATTTGATTCATTAAAAAGCCTACACCATCACATCAAGAAACATAGTATGATGTTGGGGGATTATTATGTTAAGCATTATCCACGATTCAATAAATTAACAGGTGTCGCCATTCAATTCAAAACATATGAAGATTACTTCGAGAGAGACTTCGCCACTTACGATCAATTGATAGAATGGTGCGATACCGCAGATCAAAAAGAGGTCGGTAATTATATAATTTTATTGCTTAAAAAACGCATTGAGAGAAAAGGCTTGGATTATGGTCCATGCTCTACAGAGCTATTCACATCTGATTTGCCACCAATTAGAATCTACAAAAGAATATTCGGTAGCTACAAGAAAGTGTGTGAAGAATGTGGAGTAAAACCGATGTTTGGCTCTAATTTACCACAAGAATTTCATAATGATTATAGAGATGTAAAGATTTTGATTGATACTAGAGAGCAACAGCCTCTAAAATTCAAAAACTCTTCACCTTTAAAACTAGATGTTGGTGATTACGCAGTTACTAAAGAAAACTTCCAATATACTTACGTCGATAGAAAATCATTCGCTGACTTTTGCAGCACTTTATCAGCAGAATATAAAAGATTCGTGCGCGAACTACAAAGATGCAGACAATCAGAATGCTTTCTGTTTATTGTCGTTGAAAGCGATTTGCACAAGATGCGAGAAATTAACAAATACGCTCCGAAACGATTCAATTTAGACTATATCTTCCATAATATGAAAGAACTACAAACAGACTTCAGAGATTGCTGTCAATTCGTATTTGCAAAAAATAGAAGCAGCAGTCAGATACTAACTCCGAAACTTCTTATGCTTGGTGAGAAGATGTGGAATGTCGATGTCCAATATTTCTTGGACGCTGGAGAAATGAACTACTTTGAAATTAAATAAATATGGCTTGGGAAAAAGGACATCAAATTTTACATAAAAAATTCGAAAATGTAAATCAAGAAATCTTAGCAACAAAAGGTTATATTGAGGAAGACAAGGCTAAAATTCTTTTGTATAAGTTCTTGAAAGAAAATCCATCTTTTACTTCTGAACTTATTTCTGGGATCACACTGTTTCCATTCCAACATATGGCAATCAAGGCAATGATGGAGACTGATTACTTTTTGGGCATTTGGTGTTTAGATGAGAATGAATACGTTTTGTCGAGCAATGGCTTTAAAAAAATCAAAGATATTCAAGTAGGCGAAATGGTTCGTTCTCGCGAGCAACTTAATTTAGTAACAGATAAGCGCATCAATCCATTGGAAGATGGACTTGAAATCGCTTTACAATCTGGAGATTCGTTCAAAGCAAAAATGGGACACAAGACTCTTATATTTAGAGACTTTCAATTCCAGTTCGAAGAAATACAAAATATCAAGAAGGGAGATATCGTTCCAGTAAAGCTAGGAACTGATGTTTGGGGTCAAGAGGATGTTTTTAAAGATTTTAACTTCAAAAACAAACAACACTTATTCTATTGGCTTGGTTATGTAATTGGCGACGGATTTCTCAATCAAGGTGGTGTCCATTACTGCTCGGAGAACGGTGAAATTCAAGACACTATTTTAAAATTTACCAAAGCTAATGATTTTAAAATGTGCGCTCGCCAAAGAAGCTCCAACTTGAATTTTTATGAATACTCGATCTTCAATAGAGAATTGGTAAAAGCGTTAGAATCAATCGGCTGGGATAAATCCCTAAAATCAAAAGATAAGATTATATGCGATCAAATACTTGGCGCAACAAAAGAAAATTTATGCGCTCTGATTGGCGGATTGTTTGACGCAGATGGATACGCATCTTATCAGCCCAGGAATAGCAAAGTAGGCTTAAAGAGTACGTCTCTGCAATTGTTGCGACAAATTAAAATGCTTTTAAACAACTTGGGTATCGAATCTAATTTACGATTTTCGGGACAACACAAAGAAGTTCCTTATTATGATTTGATATTGGCAAAAGATGTTAACAGCTTGCAAAAATTTCAAGATCAAATTGACTTCGTCGTTTACCATAAAAAACAAAATCTTCAAAAGATCATTGATAGATCAAGTAAAAGAAACTATCAAAACAAACTGGTTCCTAAATTCGGACAATTCTTAAAAACAGAGGGATCTCGTAAGCAAATTTGTCAAAAAAATGGAGAATGGGGAATCGACTTATCGCAGAATGAATTTGATAAACTAAATGGTCTTTCGGACAATGCCAAAGATATTATTGATTCAATCAAAAAAGAACAAGTATCATTTTCTGTAGTAAAAACTATCACACCTTGCCAAGTAACATCTGTAGATATCACTGTAGAAAACGAAGAATGCTATATCGGAAATGGTATTGTTCATCACAATTCAAGGGGACTCTCGAAGTCTTTCACAACGGGTATTTTCGCCGCTATGGATGCTATTCTGAATCAAGGGGTTTATATCGGTATCATATCCAAATCTTTCCGTCAAAGTAGAATGATCTTCAACAAGATTGAAGAAATCGCAAAAAGCCCCAAATCGGCGTTGTTATCTCAGTGCATTACGAAGGTAAGCAAATCAAATGACCAGTGGGTTATGGAGATCGGTCGCAGCAAAATTATTGCTCTTCCACTTGGAGATGGAGAGAAATTGCGGGGATTCCGTTTCCAACGAATGATTATTGACGAACTTCTTTTGATGCCAGAAAAAATTATCAACGAGGTTATCCTTCCATTCTTGGCGGTTGTCGAAAATCCAACGGAACGCCAAAAAATGTACGATTTGGAAACAAAGATGATTGATGCTGGTAAAATGACAGAGGATGAAAGATATAAATGGTCTCACAACAAAATTATAGGATTATCTTCCGCTTCGTATAAATTCGAATATTTATATAAGCTTTATCAACAATATGAAAACTTGATTCTTAATCCATCTAAGCAAGACAACGCACATCGAGTAATTATGCACTTGAGTTACGACTGCGCTCCAAAACAACTTTATGATCAAAACCTTTTGGATCAATCTAAAGCTACTATGAGCGAGGCTCAGTTCCAAAGAGAATTTGGCTCTATATTCACAGATGATAGCTCTGGCTACTTTAAGGTCAGCAAGATGGCTCTCTGCACCGTTCAAGACGGAGAGGGGCAAGCGGTAGAAGTCGTCGGCGATAAATCTAGCGAATACATCTTGGCATTTGACCCATCTTGGTCAGAAAGTGAAGGCTCTGATGATTTTGCGATACACATTATTAAATTAAATCCTGAGAAAAAATCAGGAACAATAGTTCATTCTTATGCTATGGCGGGTGCAAACTTGAAAAAGCATATTGTTTATTTCCACTATCTTTATACGCATTTCAATATTAAAATGATTGTAGGAGACTACAACGGTGGCGTTCAGTTTATCAACTCTTGTAACGAAAGTGAGATTTTTAAGAAAGCTGGAATCCACATACAATGTATTGATTCTGATTTTGATGATCCACAAAATTACAGTGCCGATTTGCGATCAGCCAGAAATCAATACAACTTAGAATCTAAAAAAATATGTATACTGAGAAAGCCAAGCTCGCAGTGGATTAGGTATGCTAATGAAATACTACAAGCCGCTTTCGATCATAAAAAGATTTGGTTTGCAGCATCTGCACTTGATGATGATTATTCCCGTCAAAAATCAGCGACAATACCAATTGATGAAATTACATTTTCTAAACACAATGAAGAACTAGATTCTTACGCGAAACAAATTGACTTAATTGAACATTTGAAAGATACAATCGACATTACAAAAGTCCAGTGCGCATTGATACAGGTGTCAACCACTGCCAATGGATCTCAATCTTTTGATCTACCCTATAACCTAAAGAAACAAAGAAACGCTGATAAAGCAAGGAAAGACTCTTACTCTGCTCTTGTTTTGGGCAACTGGTTAATGAATATTTACTTCGATATGATGGCTACTCCAGAAGCAGCTACTCAAACCACATTCGTACCAATGTTTGTTGATTGACTTTTAAAGTTAACTTTTGGACTTTTTTGTGTAATATAGAGTAATGGATAAGCGACACTATAATAAAAAATCTGATTATTGGAATCAATTTGCAAAAGAACCAATAAAAATCATGTCACAGGCTCACCAACAATATGAGCCAGAATTGTGCGGCGAACCATTTTACGTTGCAGAAGCCTCGTTGAACACTTCTTTTGCCAGCGATGAATATTCTCGCGTGGACAGCTCTTCTCGCAGCGGTAGCCGTAGAAATAGAGCTGCGACCTCAAGAACTCATGATCGCTTCAGCAGCATTCGCAACGGTCTTCTGCCTTACAGTTATGCTATGGACGGCGTTAATGTGCGCGAAGCAATCGAGCTTTGCCAAAAAGCTTATGCAAACGTAGCTGTATTCAGAAACTCTATCGACATCATGTCAGAGTTCGCTAATACCGAATTGTATCTTGAAGGTGGCTCGCAAAAAAGTCGCGATTTCTTTAATGAATGGTTTAAAAAAATCAAACTATGGCATTTGAAAGATCAATTCTTTAGAGAGTTTTATCGTAGTGGCAATATTTTCTTTTATCGTGTCGATGGCACAATTCAGGCTGGAGATTTTACGAAACTAATTAAGCAAATTGCTGATCAACAGCCAACCTCTAATAAAGTACCCGTCAGATACATTCTATTGAACCCGTTTGATATCGTGGCGAAACGAGGTTCCAGCTTCGAAACAGGAGCTTATGAAAAAATCCTTTCTGAATATGAGCTAGCTCGTTTGCAAAACCCAGTTTCCGATGAAGATAGAGAAACCTTTAATGGTCTTCCAGAAGATGTAAGACAAGACATCCAAAAGGGAGCTTATTATCAAAACGGCTTAAAAATCAAGCTTGATCCAAACAAAATTATTTTTGCTTTCTATAAAAAACAAGACTACGAACCGTTTGCTGTTCCATTTGGCTATCCAGTATTGGAAGATATTAATGCCAAGCTTGAATTGAAAAAAATGGATCAAGCCATCACTCGTACCATTGAGAACGTCATTCTATTGATTACAATGGGAGCGGAACCAGAGAAGGGGGGCATCAACCCAAATAATTTGATTGCCATGCAGAAGCTCTTTAAAAACGAAAGTGTCGGTAGAGTTCTCGTTTCCGATTATACCACAAAAGCTGATTTCGTTATTCCTGATTTAAATAAAGTTCTTGGTCCTGAAAAGTATAAAGTTCTCAATGAAGACATTAAACAAGGACTTCAGAACATTATTGTTGGAGAAGAGAAGTATAGTTCGACGGAAGTTAAAGCGGAAATCTTTTTGGATAGACTCAAAGAAGCTAGACATGCGTTTTTGAATGATTTCCTACAACCCGAAATTAAAAGAATAGCCAAGGCTCTTGGTCTCAAAAAATATCCAACTGTTAAGTTTAGAGACATTGATATCAGAGATAAAACACAGCTTATGCGCGTTACCACCAGATTAATGGAATTGGGTATTATCACTCCACAACAAGGCATGGATATGTTTCATACTGGAGAATTCCCTAAGTCAGAAGAGATTGCAGCATCTCAGCCCGAATTTGTTTCGCAAAGAAAAGATGGCTATTACAATCCAATTGTAGGCGGTATTCCGACGATATCAGCGCCAGCACCAAAAGGCTCTAAAGAATCTAATAATATCAATACAACTCCTAAAGTTCCTGGTCGTCCAGAAGGCACAACCGACATCCCTCTTGCTAAAGCTAACATATCTGTGAAAAATATTCGCGGCATTGTTACTAAGATTCAAGAACTCCACGCCTCTATCGAAAAAGATTTGAAGAGTTCGTTGTCGCTGGACACTCTATCTGATAATCAACAGGAAATGGTAAATAAGTTGTGCGAAACCGTTGTTGTTTCAAGTCATTTAGAAAGTTGGGATGAAATCGCATCTTCTTGTGTAAAAGACTTTGAGAACATCGCTTCTTTATCTATTCTACCAGAAGTTTTAGAAGCAGTTGCAGATTTTGATATAGACGACGATTATTCCGCAGCATTGTTATACCATTCACAAAAAATAAATGAAAATTAATCCAGAAGACGTTAAAGTGCCACTTGAAAAAATAGTGGAAGTTAAAAACAGAGAAATTCAAGTATCCATTGGCAAAATGACATATGCGAAAGCTGAAATGTATAAATCATTCATGAGTACATGCGCATCAGATGACAAAGCTCTTATTGATACTACAGATATGGATGATCAATCAACCATGAAGGCTTGTGCAATGCAATTTGATAAAATGAAATCAATGCTTATGGAAAAAAGTGATTCTGGAGAATTGACACCAGGGCAAAAAAAACTTCCACTAGCTCTTCAAAAAGCCATTCTTAAAAAAATGGACAAATCTTCCGATCCAGCTTCTCATGAAAATAAAGAAACTGAAAAAGAAGAGAAAATGGAAGAAGCAGAAGATTAATTTTAAATATGAAATATTTATATCGTTCTGAATTTACAGCTCCAATCATCTCCTGCAAGTCGGGAGATGAGTTTAATGTATCGCAAGCTTCTTTGTCTAATTTAAAAGATTTTTTACCTAAAGACATCGACTTCTCTCAGAACATTGATTTGCTTGGCGTTGCATTCAATGCGGCAGTAGTTAATCAATTCAACAAAAACGATGATGGAATTAGTGCGTCTCTTGCTAGCGAAATAACTAAAAACTTCATCCACAAACCAACCAACATTGAACACAAAAAAGAAAATATTGTTGGTCATATTATAAGCGCTGGATTTAGCGAGTACAATGATGCTAGCAAAATTTTGACTGCTGAAGAAGTAAGCGGAATGACCGATCCGTTTAATATCGCATTGGGCGCGGTTGTTTATAAACAAATTAATAAAGATTTTGCAAATCTTATTGAGCGTTCAGTAGATCCATCAGACACTATGTATCAATCAATTTCCGCAAGTTGGGAAGTTGGATTTAGCAAATACGATATTGTTGTTGGTGGCAGGGATCTTAAAGATGGAGAGTTGATTAATGAAAAGCACATGGATGAATTCAGACCTTTGCTTAAAGCTTACGGTGGAGCTGGCTATACCAAAAATGGTGATAAAGTTTATAGACTACTCAAAGGAGAAATTTTCCCGCTCGGTATTGGTTTCACAACTAAACCAGCAGCAGATGTAAGAGGCTTGTATTCTGAAAATACGAACTCGAATAGTATCACTTTTAAAGATAAAAGAGATGCGAAAGTGTATTTTGATATTAAAAATAATATTTTATCTAAAAAAAATAACGCTTTTATTTCACATTTGGAGAATGATGATGTAAAAAACAAAAAAGAAACTAATATGGATATTGAACAAATTCTTGCAGAACTGAAAGGCTTACTTATCGAAAAGAAATTTTCCGAAGAAGCTGTTGCTAATATGACACAGACCTTTGCGGAAGCAATTAAAAAGAAAGACGGAGAATACCGTGATTCTATGACCAAAGCCGAAAAAGAAAAAGAAGAAATGGCTAAGGAAAAAGAAGAAATGAAAAAATCCATGAAAAAAATGGAAGACGAAATGAAAGCCGCTCAGGAGAAACTCGAAGAGTTCGAAAACTTCAAAAAACAAGAAGAAGCTGTTGCTTGTTTCAATACTCGTATGGAAGCTATCGACCAAGTCTATGAACTTGAAGACGAAGATCGCAAAGTACTTGCTGCCGATTTGAAAGAACTCGATAAGTCGGACGAAGCTTTCGCTTCTTATGAAGAAAAACTTGCTGTTATGTGGAGACACAAAAACAAAGAGTCTAAAGCAGCTTTCGAAAAACAAATTCAAGCTCGTATCGACGAAGAAGTCGCTAAGAAAATTTCTGTATCGAATGCTTCTGAAACTAAAACAGCAGAAGAATTGGCACAAGAAGCTTTGGACAATGCAAAAGCTTCTGAAGTCACAATTCCAAATAATAACGAAGCTCAATCACAAAAACCAGCATCTTTCAGAGACAAATTTGCTAGTGCATTTAGCAGAGACAATATCGTAATTTCCTAATCTCAAACAATAAACAATCTAATAAACAATCTAATAAACAAAATATATGGCACTTAGAACCCTACCATTCAGACAATATAACGAAACTGATGTTATCAACATGTTCGCTATGGGTACTGGATTCATTAATGAATCTGTTACCGACAGCGGAAATGGCGATGCAGGAGTATTCGTTACTGTAGAATCTGGCAACCTCAACATTGATACAATCGTGTATGACAGCGCTTATGATTCCTACCTCGGCAAAACTACCTATCCACACGTTGGAGTTAATCAATATCCTCGCGTATCCCTCTCGCTCAAACCTGCTACTTCGGGTGATGCTCTTATCGGCATGACTCTCCGTCAGACAGCTAAGTTCGACGAAAACGGCGAAAAACTTCTCTACTATCCGCAAAAAGCTGAAGAGTTGATGTGCATGCTTCCTGGTCAATCAGTTCCCGTTGTTAAACGTGGTGTATTCACTCTTGCTGCTTCCGCCTTCGCTGGTTCTGTTGTACCAGGAATCGGTTCTGGCATCAAACTCCCTAGTGGTGTGAGTGGCAAAGTCACTGGTTGCACGAATGCTGATGCAAACAAAATTGGTTCGGTTTTGGCTACTGGCTCACGCACAGCTAGCGTTTCAACCGCGAATCTTTCAGATCCTCTAACTGGCAGTTACGCCATGGTTTACTTGGGTCTCTAATCTAACTTAGAAAACAATCACATGAAAATTACCCTTAAAAGAACTCCAGAACAAATCGAGCTTGTGAAGGCTATGGCTTCTAAAAATCGCGCTATCGCGACTGAAGCACAAGTTGCACTCGCTGAGTTTATCGGTCCTGTATTGGCTGAAGTGATCAACAACGCTCCTACTCTGAGCAACTTGTTCACCTCTCTGCAATTCAATGCCGATGACAATCCTAGCATTCCGCTCGACCTCTATTATGATGTTAATGCCGAAGACTATATCGAAGTTTATAGCCAAAGCGCTGCTGGTGGTCTTCCTCAGAACCAAGTACTTCCTACTGTTTCTGAAATGAAGATCCACACGTATACTCTTGATTCCGCACTGAGCTTCGATAAGCGCTATGCAGCTAAAAGCCGCTTGGATGTAATCAGCAAAACCTTCACTCGTCTTGCTCAAGAAATCCTTTTCAAACAAGAAAAAACTTCTGCTAACCTCCTTCTTGGAGCGCTTGCAGCTGCTCAAACCAATGGCAAAAAACACGTTCAACGTGCTAATACCAATGGTCGTTTCCTCTTGGCTGACTTGAATGAGCTATTCACTCTCGCTAAGCGTGTTAACACTTCTTGGCTTGGTGGTACTCCAGACGCTCGTCAAGGTCGTGGTCTTACAGACATCATCGTATCTCCTGAAGTTGTTCAAGAGCTTCGTTCTATGGCTTACAACCCAATCAATACTAAAGGCTCACCTGCTGGTGGTTCCCCTGCCGATGGTATTGCCGCTCCTGAAGACATGAGAAGCGCTATCTATAACTCCGCAGGTATTCCTGAGTTTTATGGTGTGGCTATCATGGAAATCAATGAGCTTGGTCGTGGTCAACGCTTCAACAGCATCTTTGATACTGTCGCTGGTTCGACTGCATACACCAACGCTGCTGGTGGCAACTCCGCCGTCTTCGATGGTGCTAACGAAGAGATCATCATTGGTCTTGATCGTAATCGCGAATCCCTGATTCGTGCGGTTGCTGTCGATTCGGAAAATGGTTCGGAGTTCTCTCTGACCGCCGATGATCAATACAGCGTTCGTCAGAACAAAATCGGCTACTTCGGCTCGCTCGAAGAAGGTCGTATGGTTCTCGATACCCGCGCTCTAGTTGGCAAGATTGTCTCAGGACTTTCTTAATAGATTCAGCTGGGGGTTCGCGCCCCCAGCTTTTAAAAAGCAGACCCACCACGCCTCTCTACGATGCGCACCAGGTGGGTATTTTTTTGTTTAAATTTAACATTTAAATATTACTATAAAGTATGCATGAAAAAATTACAGAAGAAGCAAATGGCATGATTCAAGAAGAGATCTCTGAATCAATCGCCAATACTGGTAAGAAAACACTAATTCAAGAGATCGAAGAAATGAAAGCTTCTGGCTTGGTCGGAACTCCAGAGTTCACTGATAAAATGAGAGAGTTGGAAGTGCTGCTGGGAGTGAGTCAAATTAGTCCATTCGGCACAAATGAACTGGAAATTTTTGAACAGAACCTCGCAGAAATGTCTTTATCAGATATGCAGAAATTAGCTTCAAAAATTGGAACTAATCCATATCACGAAAAACCAATTCTAAAGAAGAGTCTTATTAGAGAGTTTACTGCTTATACACGCAATAGCCGCCGCAACATTATGCCAAGCGCTGTACAGTCGTTTGTAATTGATCACAATAATCCTAAGCACAAACAATTATTGAAGCTGCTTGATAACTAAGTGTAAAAGAATACATGAGTACATTAAGTGGTTTAGCAACCAAAATTTTTCAAACAGAATTCGACGGAGACACTGGCAACGTACCTCGCTCTTATATTGAAGCGTGGCTCGATGCTAATTTGGGACTGTTGAATACGCGCATCAATACATCTTACAGCGGGACAAATGCTCCGCTAGATCAAGAGTCTCAAGCTATTTATAAAGAGATGTATATGTCGAACTATTACCGCAAACAATCTCGCAATGCGTTAAAAGGATTAGTCGGTAATACAGACGGTTCTGATATTCTCTCCTTACGCGATGGAAATAGCTCCGTTACTTTTACAAACAAGAACGAAGTATCAAAAGTATACAAGTCTTTGGCGGAAGAATCTGAAATCAAAATTGATAAGCTCGCTCATCAATATAACATGTATCAGTCTGAGCCTTTACAGTTGGGGGGATTAGAAGTGGACGGTGTGTTAACCATTGCTGATTATAATACCTTCCTATAAACAAACGATATAGATAATAAAAAAGGCGCTGTTTTCACAGCGCCTTTTTAGTTTAATGTTATTAAGACAGCTTACGAGAAAGGTGTCTCTGTAAAGCTACCACTCATTTGAATACCGTTGTCAGTGTCATTAGAGCCACCGATTTGAGTAGAGAAGGTAAAGTCAACAGTTTTGTTCGAACCAATCGAGCTAGAAACACTAGCAGAATCAAGCTGAGTACGTTTTACAACGTATTGAACAGCAAGGACATCAGAGCCAGGTTTTTTAACAGAGATGATGATATCTTGCTTAGGATTAGCATTAACCAAGTCAACCAAGTTTCCACCAGCAACTTCGTTTTGAACACCATTGAGAGTCAAGGTGGAAACTACTGGAAAGTCAACTGTTCTTGCGTAGGCGAATTTAGAACCAAGACGCTCAATTGGAGTTCTACCAAGAGGCAGAGACAAACTCATGCTTTGAAGGTGAACGCCATCATTGCCACCAAGTTTAGAAATAAGACCGCTGCCGCTGTAAATACCAAAGTTAACGGTGATATCACCAGGGCGAAGAGCTGTGATGACGTTAGCTCCAGTGAAGCTGTCAGGCTCTTTAAGACGGATCGTGCTGCCCAATGAAGTTCCAAGCTCTTGGTTGATAGCAACTGAAGTTCCAGAGTTGGTTCCGCTGAATGTAAATGCATTCATGTTGGAGCCTTCGAAGCTAACGGTTGCGGTAGGAATACTGCCTACTGCCAATTCAATCGAGTAATCGGTGAGATAAGCGTTACCAACGCCGATACAACCTTTACCACTCAAGCTGGATGCACCAGTAAAGTTGTTAAGGTCAGTGCCTTCGCTACTGGTAACAATATAAAGATTTCTTCCACTTCCGTCTTGAACGTGACCAGATGGAAACTGAGAAAAAGCTTGAGCGCCAGTAGCAACATAGAAACCAAGAGCGCTTTCATTTTGCCCATCAGTGATGTAGTAGCTCATGTCAAAAGACACGGTAGGAGATTCAAGTACGATAGAGTCGATACGCGCAAGCTCACCATATTGGTTAACATCCTGACGAGCGATGTTGAAATTGTAGTTTGCTGACTGAACGCGAGCGAGCTGGGCGTGATCACCGCTACCTGTAGAGGTAGCTTCTTTGCTGATGTATACGCCTTCCGATTGATAAATAATTCGATTTCTTGCCATAAGTGTTATCTTTACTTTCTTTACATCAACAATAAAAAAAAGAGAAAAAAAAACTATGAACGAGGATTCCTTTGTTGGTGGATCTCAAAATCAATAAAGCCAACAAATAGATCGTTTGCCAAGGTCTTTCTCGCTTTATCGCTTAGTTTAGATGTCACGACATCTTCGATAAAGAATAATGGTTCGCTACTGTATTGATTTTTTAATGAATCATAAGAATATGAACCGTTTTTAATATCACCATATTCAGTAGTAGGATTGCCTGAAAATGGTATGCTTGGGAAAACCTCATTTAAACTGTCTGCAAAAACAGACATTGCGCCGTCGAGTTGATAAGAGTTCTCCGATATTACTACCGCTTTCATTTGGATTTTAGTAGTATCTTCCCCGCCGAAAGAAAATGGAGTATTATTTATTGACTGACTAGATAGAAAAATCGCTGGAACAACATTATCATATGGTTCAATATAAGATATTGCCTCCGAAAAAATACGAGAGTTGGGTATATATTTTTTATCTACGATTAAATCTTCTTCGCTATCATTAGTAAAGTAAATATTGAAATCCTTTACCGCAAAAGAGCCTGAAACGGTAGTTGTAGAAGCTGCGCCACTAATTAAAGCTCGACCATTGGTGAAATCTAAAAGAAGTCCAGAATTTCGTGTTTGAAAATTGCCACTGATGTAAACTCCAGATGGAATAACTGCTCCACTTATAGATGAATCATTTACCCATTGTTTATATGGACTGCCGAAAGCTTTGAAACGGTCATCGAGTCGATCATCAGCATAGTAATAAAATACCCCGCTTTTATTGGAATAGGCTTCACCTTTTTTGAGCAGGTAGTTATCAAACCACAGCATGAAGGAGTTTGTTGCTTTATGTTGGAATTGTTCAATCATGTTATTTTATATTAAGTTGTGATGATGTAATAGAAGAAAATTGTTTGATATACTTTTGCATAAAAGTAGATATATAGGCGGTATTTTTAAACGTACCGCCCTTGATTTTTTTTGTTGACTGTATACCAGCGTCAGATCTTCCGATTCCAGATTTACCAATATAGAATCCAAGACCAGAAATACCGCTTTCAATACCTTTTGCCCAGCTACGACCAGATGCCCAAGGCATTGGCGTGGCATTAAAAATAGATGCCGCTGAAGGTATGGTAATTGTGGCAACGTAATCAGAGCCTTCTCGAAAAGTAATAAAAGAAGATTCTAGAAGATCTAAAATAGGTTCTATGGGTTTATCTGATTTATCAAAACCTATAAATCCGAAAAGATTGCCGTCCCCAGATAAAGTCCCAGAAATGTTTGGTGAGTCTGATCCCCCCGAAATCTCTTGGGTTACTGGTAAATTCAAAAAATCGCGAATCATTTGCTCTTTTATGATCATAAATTCTTTTTGAATAGCGTTATAAACGCGCAATTTTAAAATCTTTGCAGAGTCTTTGCGAGCTTTTTTCAAAACAGATTGTGGAATTATTACATTAGCCATTTTTATTACTCATCAATAGGTGTTAAAAAGAATTCATAGTATTGATTGCTAAACAAACCAATTGGATTGCCATCGCTACGAATAGAAAAGGTAATGCCGTCAAATTCAACTTTGCGAGCTTCTTTGATAAACAAATATCCTTGAGGATCAACGACAATTTTAACAGAACCATTTGGCATAATGATTTTATTTTGAGATTCAGTTTCAGCGGAATAATTTGAAAAAAATTCTTCATCCATTTTAAGATAGTAAATACGAGCCGAAAATGTTGCGGAAACTGTTTGATATTCAGATGTATTTGTCGCTCCAGAGTTACCATAAATAGCGTTAAATGAAGGCGAACTCGCTATTGCGACTCTTTTAGCATTTTTATAAACAGTAATTTCGCGGGAAAATGTATCATGTAGATCAGCGAATTTACTGATCACTTTATCCATGACTTTTTGATTTATTAAGCTCGGCATATTGAAATTTACACTTTTTTTTCTATTATTAAATAGATAAATGGAAGCTAACCAATACCTACTACGGCAAAACAAAAAAGAAGTAACTAATTTGTTTAAGAATTATTTAAAAATTTTGGAGGACATGAAAGCGGATCACGACTTTCATTATAACAAACTTTACGAACTAATTCCAGAGCAATATCATGTGATTATTACTGCCGCGAATCACTTCGATAACAATAAACTCAATTGGATTCGCAAAAGAATACTTGATGGCGGCAACGAATCTTTAAGAAATTTTGCGGATGAAATGGAAAACTATCGAGTTTCTTTTATATTTAAATAACGATTATGGAAAAAGGTTTTAAAGAATTATATAGTTTCTCTGTTGACAGAGAGGTCGAAAAGGAAGTCAAGACAACTAAAAAAGACAAAAAAACAGGAGAAGAAATTACCGTGACTAAAAAAGTCAAGGAAATGGAGCCTGTTGCAATCAAGCTCAAAAAGCCATCTCGCAGAGAATTGGAAGAGGCTGAATTGGAGTTTAGTGTCGAAATGAGCAAATGTATTAAAAAAGGCATTCTCACTAAAGCGATGTTGGCTAAAAAATATAGCGACACTGGTGGTCTTATGAGCGAAGATGATGCTACAGATCTAATAGATAACTATAAAAAGATTTTTGAATTACAATCAGAATACGCAAGATTAGAAATCATTCAAAACAAAACTGAAAAACAAGCAGCAAGAGTCACTGAAATGACTGGCGAATTGCAAGAGGTTCGCCGCAAAATTGTTGAAACAGAATCTAATTATCAAGCACTGTTTGATCACACTGCTGATGTAAAGGCTCAGAACAAATTAATTTTGTGGTATGTTATCATGCTTACTTATATTCAAAATTGTGAAGACGAGTATCCTAAGCCGTATTTTGGAGTTGGTGACTTTGAGGATAGATTAGAAGAATATTATAAAAAAGAAGAATCCGACGACTCGCTTTATTTCTTGATTACAAAGAAAGCCGCTACAATTTTGGCATTCTGGTTTTTCAATCAAGCTTCAGATAAAGAATCTTTCGATGGTCTAATGGAGAGAGTCGAAAAAAATGAACTCTAATTTGTGACTGAAGAGGAATATATTGGAATCGTTGGGGAAATATTTGATGGCTATACGGACGTAACTTTTCAAGATAAAACCGTATACATTAAACATTTTTCTATTCGAGATCAAAGATATATCCATAGATTTTACAATAAATATAGATCAATCGCAGAATCAAAAGGCATCCCTTCAGAGAAGGAAATGCTCGACTCTTTGCGAGAAGATGGATTATGGAGCGATGATGATGATCGCAAGATTATTGATTTAGAACAAGAGCTAGATGGATTGCAGCAATCAAAAAAAATCTCATTTCTACCATCTCAAAAACAAAATATTCAATTACAGATAGAATCTAAACAAAAAGATCTTTATTTTTTATATTCGAAAAAAGCTGAGCTTGTCGGCAAAACATCTGAAAAATATGGCTCGCAACGATCAAATGAAGAATTTATTCGTTATTTGATTTATTCTGACCCGAAAAGCTCTAAGCATTTTTTTACAGATGAAGAATTTGCTAACCTATCAGAAGAGGAGGTTGAATTCTTTGTCAAAGAAAACGATATGATTAGCCAAAGATTAAGTGAGTCTAATATACAACATACTGTTTTGCGTGACTTTTTTAATATGTATATGTCTCAAACAGAAGATATTGCATCGTTTTATGGCAAGCCGATTATCGAGCTTTCTGTTTATCAATTGAAACTGGCGATTTATTCACGCATTTTGTTCAACATATTCCAATATCACGAAGATATACCCGAAAGAATAAAAAAAGATCCTGTAGCAATTTTTGATTTTATTGAAAGAAAGAAGGGTAGGGATTCTAAAGGAAGTGTTAATACATCGTCAGGAGCGTCTGCCGTATTCGGCGCTACGAAAGAAGATTTAGAGATAATTGATCCAAATGCGAGAGCCGTTAGCTTATCCGACGAAATCAACAAAAAAGGCGGAGTAATGAATATGGATGATTTGATTGAATTAATGAGCTAGCAACTAGACTTTTGGTGTAAACCTTTATAGGAAAAAGGAACAATGTCACAGTCTATTCAATTACCAGTAACTCAAGTTGGATTGGAGCAAAGTATCGCCGCTGCAATGAAGCGCGTAGGTAATTCTACACAAATTAATCTAGGAACGAGTTCTAAACAAATCAATGCATTAAGCCAGCCACTTGGAAGAATCACTGGTCAAGCTGATGAATTCTCAAAATCTATGGCGGCGGCTAACGCTCGCGTTTTAGCGTTCGGAGCTTCTGCTGGTATTATTGCTGGAGTGTCAGCAGCGATGGTAGGTCTAGTGACAAGCACTATTAAAGTTGAAAAAAGTCTCGTTGAAATTAATTCTGTTTTGAACAAAAGCAGTGCTGAATTGGATAAATTCGGTCAAGATATTTTCAATGTAGCAAAAAATACAGGTAAATCATTTGATGAAGTGGCGAATGGTGCATTAGAATTAGCCCGTCAAGGTTTAGACGCAGAAGATACACTTATTCGATTAAATGATGCTTTAATCCTTTCTCGACTTTCTGGATTAGATGCCGCTCAGTCTGTTGAAGGCTTAACAGCAGCTTTTAACTCGTTTAAATCTTCTGGTATTACAACGGCAGAAATTCTTAATAAAGTTGTCGCCGTTTCTCAAAAATTTGCTGTTTCAGAAAAAGATCTTATTGAAGGCATTAAAAGATCTGCATCGGTTGCTCAACAAGCTGGTGTTTCATTTGATGAATTAGCCGCTCTTATTACGGCAGTTCAAGAAAGAACTGCTAGAGGTGGGGCAGTCATCGGAAACAGTTTTAAAACAATTTTTGCCAGAATTCAAAGAAAAGATGTTTTGACTGATCTTCAAGACATGAAAGTACAAGTAACAGATTTAGAAGGAAATGTCTTACCAGCATTAAAGGTATTACAAAATTTAGCTGATAAATTAGGTGGTTTCTCTCAGATTGAACAAGCAAACATTTCTGAAAAACTAGGAGGTGTTTTCCAGTTAGATAAACTTTTAGCGTCTTTAAAAGATCTTTCTTCTGAATCATCTGTAACCGCAGAGGCGTTGAAAGCAGCCGCTGGTGCTGGAAACTCAGCTTATGAAAAAAATATAATTCTTAATACAACACTAGATGCTTTAATTAATAAGGTTTCGGTTAGCGCTGAACAGCTTGGTTCTAAACTCGGCGAAATAGGTGTTACAGATAGTTTGAAAAATGTTTTAGGATTTTTTAATGGTTTACTTGAAGGAATTCAAAAAGTTTTAGGAGAAGAAAGCGGATTAGGCAATTTAGTTCGAGGATTAGTAAAGGGTCTTGGAAGCTTCTTAGCTGGTCCAGGATTAATATTATTTGGCGCGATTATTCTTAAACTTTCTAAAGATTTAGTTCAATTCGGATTTGCAAGTTTAAAGAATTTCTTTGGCATCGGTAAAGCTGCAAAAGAAGTTCAAAATATTGAGGGAGCAATTTCTCAGATTTTAGCGAGGAACGTCGATCTTCAGCAAAAATTATTTGGATTAGAAGGCAATAGAGCTGGTCAATTAAGAGCAATTACCGCCGCTTTAATAGAGCAGGAAGCTATTTTACGAAGAAGTTCTACTATTTCTTCTGGATTAGCAGCGCCACTTTATAATGTCGGAGGAAGAGCGACGAGTTCTGGTTTGCGTCTTGGTGGTAATAGTGCTGGTGGTTATATGCCAGCAGTTGCAAAAGAAAGCTCGGCTATTAAACAAGGGGTAGGTGGCGCTCGCTCAGGTGATAAACCAGTAGTAATGCCAAACTTTAATTTTGGCGGCGGTAAAAAGGGGACAATGGTCGCTCATACTGGAGAGTACGTTGTACCTAATTTCAATGGAAGTGGCGGCAGCGCTGTGTTTAATAGACGAATGGTTCAATCTATGGGATTGCCATCTGGCGCGAAGAAGATAGGAGCTGCTGGGGGGTTTGTTCCTAATTTTGTAAATGAGGCTGATAGACAAAGAAAGCCTAAAGGTCTGGGTGCATCAACCATTTTGCAATCCATAGGATTTCAAGGAGATGAATCATACGATGAAATCTTCAAAAAAATTGAAAGCACGTATAAAGGATCTAAAGTTCAATGGGTTGATGAAAAAACAAAAAATGCATTCAATATATCGCAAAATGGTACAAACCTAACAAGCCAAGCAATCCCTATATCCGCAGTCGAAAAGCAGAGGGATTCTAAAGAATTAAAAAAAGGAGAAAGCGTTTACGACGCTAACGCAGGTTTCAATAAGGCGGTAATGCTTATTCCTCAAAATAGTCCATATAATTCTAGTGGTCTAAATGTTGCTTTTAAAGAAAAAAGAAAAGTTGGTGGAAAAATTTATGATAGATTCGTTGGAGGTATTGCGGGTATTCAAGAAAATTTGTCCGATACAGATGAAATTAGGTTTTCAAAAATAAGTAAAATTGATAAGTCATTAAGTGATGGGCTTTCTGAAGCAGCGTTTAATATACTAAGCGGAATACAACCAGGAATACAATTAGATGATACCAGTGATCTTTCTTCAAAAAATATAAAAAATTTGCTAGAAAAAGGTGGACCTGGCGCATTTGGCGCTCTTAAAGGAGCATTATTCGAAGGTATTGTTAATAAAGTTGCTGAAGCAAAGGGTAGGAATTTTCAAGAAGGTGGATCGCTTGATATTGATTTTAAAGAAGGGGGAGAACGATCAAGAACAATATTAGAAACAATTTTCGGAATTGGGGGTAAGGGGTATGACTTTGCAGATTTTAAAAACAGTAGAAAATCAAAAGATTCATACATCGACCAAGTAATCAAATATCTACCTAAAGATAAATCAATTTCTACTGCTTCTGGCGGTTATATTCCAAACTTCGCGAAATATATTTACGATTCAGATAGACTCGCTCCAGATAAAGGCGCTACATTGAATAGTATTCTTGCTTCTAAAGTTAAAAAGAATTTGATCATTGGTCCTGCTGGTTCTGGTAAATCAACCTTCGCTGGAAGAAGTGGACAATTCTTATCTGGAATAGATGATGTAGCTAAAGCAACAGAAATAGATATTTTATCTGGTGCTGCTCGCGCAAAAGGAGGAGGAATGTCTAAAGGATTAGAATCTATAATCGCAGCAGTGAACGCTTCTGGTGGAAAAGTTTCTTATCTTTACGCAAAAAATCTTGAAATCTTAGCGAGAAGATCTGGCAGAACATCCCCAGCAGAAGGAGATTTGAGAAGCGTAAAACAATTAAAAGGAACAAAATACGCGCCATTAAATCAATTTGATTTTCTTGGCAATGTCAAATCTAAATCAGCAAGATTTAATTTAATTCAAGCTGCTGGTGGTTATATTCCTAATTTTGTATCTAAATCAAGGGAGATGGGTGACGGCGCATCTGGCACGTTTTTTAGACTTGGCAAAAATAAAGAGGGAACAGATGTCGGTGTCAAGAAGTTCAAAAACTATATCCCTTCGAGATCAATTGAAGCTGAATGGCTTACATCGGAGTTTGTAAATAAATACGCTAATATCCCAGGTGTTTTTGGTCCAAAGAATCTTTCTAGTTTTGAAGATTCAAAAAGAAAGAAAGCAATTAGAAAAGAAGTTGTTTCTGATCCTCTTGCACGAATAGCACTTGGTTCACAAAAAGCAAGTGATTTTGGTCAAAAAGTTTTATTTGCAGCTTTTAAAGCCAGAGGTCTTCAGATTGGTGATTTCCACGGTTCCAACTATACTCTTAATAAGAACGCCCAAGACTCAATAAATGGAATGCAAAACTTCCCCAGCGATCCTGTGGGCGCATTTTCAATATTACGTCAGATTGCGGCTTCGGGAGGTAGAATTGGCGCGATTGATGTCGGAGCTGCTAATGTCACTGATCCAGCGAGAAGTATCATTGGACAAATAATGGCGAGACAAGCATCTCAAAAAACTGCCGCTTCTGGTTATATTCCTAACTTTGCAGATCCTCTCAAAGAAGCCGTTGGTCGTGAAATGGCTGCTGGAGTTCCAGCATCACAAATTTATGTAGACAAAAATTCATCGTTAAAAAACGCCATGAACCCAATGGGTTTAATGGTCGCCAATCGTCGCGATGAGCCATCTGGTGGATTCCAAGGAATTAACCGCGCAAGAAGAGAAGGAGCTAATCCGATGATGTATGGTGCTGCTAGTGGATTTGTCCCGAATTATGCTGCTCCAGGAGATCCAGACTTAGCTCCATTTGCTGGAAAAACCGTAAAAGAAGCTTCAGCAAAAATACAAGAAGACTTAACAACATCTATACAAAAAATAAAAGATGAATATGAAA